TAAAGTAGGATATGTAGACATCAATATTGGTCGCAAACTAGAAGGTGAGAAGATACCATTCTCTGATATGATGCAGACCTTAGCGCATGAAATGGTTCATGCCAAACAATACTTTCGTAAAGAACTAAACGGATACGCTACTACATGGAAAGGTAGAAACGCAGGTGGATACAAATACGAAAATCAACCCTGGGAGCGAGAAGCTCACCGCCTAGAGGCCAAGTTATACGCTGAGTGTTGGCCTGACTAATAACCTTAATATAGTCTCCTGTTATTGCAAATAAACCTGTACAAATTGTTAAAAATGGTATAGAATGGTACCATAAATTAATAAAACTTGAAAGGAAAATATATTATGAAAAAATCTTTATTAAACGCAATTAACAACATCTCTTCAACTGAAGAGTTAAATGCAGCAATTGACTTAATTAAAATTAAGCAGAAGCAGCTACGAGCTATTACATCTGCTGCAAAACGTGCTACTTTCGCTCCTGGTGATCATGTAGTAATTAACAGTAGAAAAGGTCGAATGACTGGTATCGTGTCAAGAGTTAAACGTACTAAAGCCGTTGTTGATATTGATTCAGTATTATTCAACGTACCATTATCAATCATGGAGGCAGCGTAACATGAACTTTATTCTTGGTCTATTAAGCGGATTCCTAGTTATGGGATCCGTTGGAGGATTGGAAACCGGGTCGATGACAATACCACAGACGTTATTAATGTCGACCATAGGGTTTATTATAGCAGGTTATTTAGTAAAAAAGCAAGGAATTAGATTATGATCATTGTACAAAGAACTTCACCTGTAACGGGTAAGGACAAAACAATGGCGATCAATGCTACCAATGAGCAGTACACAGCATGGATTGATGGTACACTTATTCAGGATGCCATGCCACAGCTTTCAGCTGATGAGCGTGAATTCATTATCTCAGGATGTACATCAGAAGACTGGGAGCAACTAAACGGCTAAGGAGAAGGCTATGGACGTTATGACAATAGCAAGTGGAATGTTTATCGGTAACCTTTTAACAATTGTTACTATTTTATTCATACAAGGTGCAGCCGGAGTAGCTGCAGCAAATCAAGAAGAAGGCGAAGATTAAATGTTATATGGATTATTTTTATCAGTCGGATGTTTAGCACTCTCAATTGCTGTATTCGAATTAGTTGGACTAGGATTGGTCAGAAGGAAAAAAGATTAAATGGAAGTTTGGTGCGTTAGCTGGTATGACGGAAGGGGAGAGCGACACATCGAGTGGAACGTACCTGACCCTTGGTATTTAGAAGAGAAGTTAATTCAAAAGGGAGTCGATCCCAAGACAATCGATATTTATGAAAAGGATGTATCTTGAGTAGAAATCCAAAGTATACAGTAGATTGGTATTTAAAGTGGGCAGCATGTATTTTACTTTTAGTTGCAATGTCCATAAGAGGAGTAGATGGTTTTTTTATCCACGATCTAGTCTTATCAATTGTAGGCGTATTTTTTTGGTTAGCTGTATCGATACTATGGAACGATAGAGCACTCATACTGTTAAACAGTGTAGGATTAGTCCTAATGGTTAGAAATTTATTTGCAACAATTTGAAAAAAACACTGTACAAACACCTCTAACTGTGGTACAATGGTTATATAAAATTTGATGGAGAAGTATATTATGACGACAGCATTCGATGAAGTAATGAAAGAATTAAAACAGATGCGTAAAGAGTATCGCGCAGAACAGAAAGAGCTACGCAAAGAAGCTAAGAAGTTCAAAAAGGATAAAAGCAAATTAACTAAACATGTTAAAAAAGCTGGCCAACATGCACCTAGTAACCTAGATGCTTTCAGCGAGAAGAACATGTATTACACCGATAGCGAAACTAAACGTTATCTATCAGGTACAGACTATACTGATACCTACAATTCAACCTACACCGATTGGGATTGATATATGACTAATTATATTGGCTCACTTCGATACGATCCGTACGGCAGAAAGCGTAAGTCCAAAGCGTTTCGCAAACCTAAGGCAATAGTTTCTAAATCTACAGAAGCCTACGTGCCAACACACCAACCTCCAAGACTGATAAAGGATTACCCTTCGGCTTCTCTTCAACCGCCTCAGAAGACAGCTAGCGACGACCAGTCATGGAGAGCAGAGGCCTCTAAAAACTTTACAGTAGCACCCGCATATAATAAGGGTGCGTATCAAGTCATTACACGTGAAAACGTGAAGCATATAGGTAAATAATATGAAAGCATTTTTTGAAAGAGCAATACCATTTTTCCAGGGAGTATTTTTGGGGATCATCGCCATTATGGCATACAAATACATTTTAACTTTACTTGGAGTTTAACATGAAGAAATCTTTAATTTTAGCAGCCGGCTTATTAGCGGCTAGTTCAGCAACCGCTTGGGATAAAAGCCCAGCACGAATATTGGAACAAGTTACAGTTTGTAAAATTATTCAAATACCAATTTACGGCATGATAGAAAGACCTGCATCTGGTGCAGAGGTTTTTACAGGATTCCTAGTTGGTGGTGCTATAGGTAATCAATTTGGTGACGGCAACGGACGAGATGCTATGACATTTCTGGGTGCTGTAATGGGCGCAGAAGAAGCAGGACAAAGAGTCCGTGAGCGCGTTGTAGTTGATTATAGAGAACAAGAAACTTGTTGGCAAGAATGGCAATAGGAGTCGATTATGAAAGAAACAACTAAAACTTTTATTGATGGCCTCTGTGCCGGTGGTGCATTAATGTACCTAGCTGTAGCAATAGCAAATTTATATGGATGGACTACAGTATTCGGCGGAATAGCAGCTATTGGATTTAGCTATTGCATGCTAACAATTGCCTTGGCTGCGGATGAAGAAAGGTCATGGCGTCGTAAAAATTATGAGAAAGGAACTCATGATTACTACGGCAATAAGGTAGAAGATGAAAACAAATAAGTTAGAAAAATTATTTGATCGTCTAAGACAAGAAGGATGGTACTGTGGCTGGGGCTTACCGTGCTGTTCTAATTGTGCATGGGCCGAGGTTCCATTTGAACATGAGGTTGGTCCATTTACTGGCGAAAGTGTAGATCTCAGTAAGGTCTTGTTCAATCACGAGCAGGACTGTGAGATCGATCTATTCGACTACGACGACAACGCGGAAGAATGCGAAGTTTGTTATGGCGATGAAGACGATTGTTCCGAATGCAATGGAACAGGTTGGATCGTTGACGAAAAGATTCTCGAAGAACTAGATTTAGCTAATAGAGAATACTGCATTTTTCCACACTACACGTCTGATGAGCAGAAAGATAGTTGCTTCTGTTTTGCAGGCGATAAAGAGGGTGTGGCTAATTTAAAAGCTATACTACCAATTATTAAAGAGATGGGTTGTACATATAATTGGAATGGCAAAGCTAACACTCGTATATCAATAGACTGGGAGTAAGATTATGTCAAACTATATGGAATTGTCAAGCTACTTTGGTGAGAATAAAAGAGCTGATGTAATTAAATGCATAGCAGAAGATCGCTACGGAGTTAAGTTTTTTGTAGAAGATAATAGCTTAGGGATTGAGTGGTATGATGGCAAGTCAGAAGCATGGGTAGAAGATGCGGCTGAGAACTGGGTTGAAGGTATTAAGGAGACACCATCATTTTAACCCTGTACATTTTACAAAGTTTGTGTTATAATAGACACATATTAAATAATGGAGATAAATAATGGCTGCAGAGAATAAAGTAAGAACTAAGATGCGTAAGAATCGTTATACCATTGACGATAAGTACATGGGTGCAGAACCATTTTGGGAACAAGGTGAAACACCTACCGATCCAGCAGAACGCCAGCTACAATGGGGCAAGGCTGCACAATGGTACAACTACTTCTATAAGCTCAAAGACTACGTTCCTTATGTTATTCAGTATGCCGAAGAAGTGCACTCCTATAATAAAGACGACATTAAATCGCTAAAGGCATGTGAAGATTGGCGAATCGTTATGGGCATCGGGGGTGTTGCTCGGTTGCATTTTAGGGGGTGGGATCATGAGCAAGCTATACATGATCAAATGAAAGAAAATCTTGATGTTGCTGTTAAGTATGGTAGAACTGTTAAGGAAGAAAAGCAAGAGCAGCAAGCAACTGCTGCGCCAGTTATCTCAATTGCAGAGAGAACTAAAGCCAAACTTAGAGATACAGTTTATGTTGAATGGGACGAAGCTGTAGTTGATGGTTGGGCTGATGGCGACTTTAAAGTAGAGTTTGATGTATTTAACACATTTAAGAAACACGGATTAAAGGGTAATGCAATCAATCCATTTAAAGAATTGATTGAGTTAGACTATCATCTAATAAAAGATGCGCTCGATAAAACCTGTGAGCAAGCTGTAGAGGCACATGCACATATCTCTACCGCTAATAAAAAGCGAATGATAAAGCAGTATGAAACTATATTCGCTGATCTTGAAAAGCTACGTTCATCGTTTAAAGCTACACGTACGGTTACTACTAAAACAACCAAACGCAAGTCGACAGATGCACAGGTTAAGAAACTTAAGTATAAAGCAGAGGATAACGAGTTTAAAGTTACTTCCATTAATCCAGTTACAATACCTGGAAAGGAAACCCTCTACGTCTTCAATACTAAATCGCGAACTCTCTATCAGTATGTAACTGCGGCTACAGCTGGCTTTGAGATTAACGGAACAAGTATTAAGAACTTTGCACCTAATCTATCTAAGTGTACGAAGCTTAGGAAACCAGATGATGTTCTTCCTTTAATATTAACTAAAACGCCGAAACAGATTGAATCTCAGGTATGGAAATCCATTACCACGAAGGTTAAAGAATGTAACGGTAGACTTAATGCCGATTGTGTATTATTGAGAGTTGTATGATAGATGATGAAGAAATAACCAAACATAAAATCATGACAAAGAAAAGATTCTCTTTGGCCGTCGAACAAGTAGTAGCTCAGCATAACAATGTGTCTTATATTGATGCTGCAGTGATGGTCATAGAAAAACGTGGTATGGACTATACCAATTTAAAACGATTACTTAGTGATTCACTGAAAGCTAAAATAGAGAATGAAGCTTCAGAACTAAGATTGATTAAAACCAAAACCGGAAATAAACTACCAATATAGGAAAGATTATGAGTAATGTGATACTGCCATCGTCAGACGCAGACAAACAAAGAATCAAGGGTTGTGTTGAAGAGATCGCAAATGCAATGACTATGATTCAGGCACAGAAAGATTTTATCAAAGAAGCTGTCGCCTCATGCGCAGAGGAAGTCGAAGTAGACAAGAAGTATCTACGAAAGCTAGCCTCTATCCACTATAAACAGAACCTCAATGAAGTTATCGGTGAGGTAGAAGACGTGGAAGCTCTATACGAAAGCGTTATGAAATGATCGACCCGTTCGATTCCTTTAAGTTATACAACGCTCTTAAACTCCACTTTGAGAGCAACTCGTACGATGCTATCAAATATAACTTTAAGACTAATGTGAAGGCAACGTCTTTTCTTAAACGAAAGGATAAGTACTTCTTTGCAAAGATAGCCAGGCAATACGAAAAAGATTTAATGGGATACTATATTGCCAATTTTAAACACGGTATCTCATACGTAGGCGATATGATCAACGAAGTAGGTGAAGATAACTACAAGAACCACAAAAGAATAAGAGAAAGTATTCATCGTGTGTTCAGTGTTGATATAAATAGATTAACCGAAGAGGACTGCACATTCGACGAGTTGTTTGAATCAGTCGATGGTCAACATCCTCCGGTTGTACAAATTTGGATGCAAGAAGATATATCATTAGAGACTGTGGTCATTCTTAATTCCATACTAGGGTTTATACCTCGTGAATCAAAGAAGATATCGGATACCATTATTTGGCCTGATATCCAAAGGAAGATCGATAAGTACGGACCCTTCGTAAAGTACGATGTCAATAAGTGTAAAACTATTTTGACAAAGGCCTTTACAAGCATATGAAAATATGTTATAATAGACTATTATATAATGCATAAAGTGGATAATTCAGCTAATACAATGTTTAATACGGAGAAACAACATGTCATTTGCAAACCTTAAGAGCTCACGAGGCTCGTCAATCGACAAACTCGTAAAGGCAGCGGAAGCTGTATCTTCTAAAACTGAAAGCACAAAAGGTTACGACGATAACCGCTTTTGGAAACCCACACGTGATAAAGCTGGTAATGGCTACGCTGTAGTCCGATTCCTACCTGCTCAGGAAGGTGAAGATCTACCTTGGGTACGTTATTGGGATCATGGATTTAAAGGTCCTACCGGTCTTTGGTATATTGAAAACAGTTTAACTTCTGTAGGTCAACAAGACCCTGTATCAGAAGCTAATGCTGTACTTTGGAATAGTGGTCGTGATGAAGATAAAGCAATCGCTAGGGAAAGGAAAAGACGTCTACACTATGTATCAAATGTCTTAGTCGTGTCAGATCCTGCTAACCCTGCAAACGAAGGTAAGGTATTCCTTTATAAGTTTGGTAAGAAAATCTTCGACAAAGTTATGGACGTTATGCAACCAGACTTTGAAGATGAGACTCCTATCAACCCTTATGATTTCTGGGAAGGTGCCGACTTTAAAATTAAGATCAGAAAGGTAGAAGGTTGGGTAAATTATGATAAATCAGAGTTTGCATCACCAAGTGCTTTACATGATGGTGATGAGGAACGATTGGAAACGGTGTATAACCAACTACATTCTTTATCAGACTTCACTGATCCTAAGAACTATAAATCATATGATGAGTTAAAAGCTAAGTTGAATAAAGTTCTAGGCGTTGATGCTGGTCATGCCCCTATGGCAACACCAGAACCAGTAGCGTCTGATGTGATGGAAGCACCTAGTATTCCAACCGCATCTACTGCAATTGACACTAGCTCAAGTGACGATGAAGACGATACACTATCGTACTTCGCCAAACTGGCTCAAGAGTCATAATTATAAAGTAGGAAAGCTTATCCCCTAGTTTCGGCTAGGGGATTTTTTTTAGCGTGCGAATCCAACGTTACCGCGAGTTCGCCTTACAGCATAGGTAGCAGGAGTATCATGCTTTTGTGTTATACTAACATTAGATACGTTATTGCTATTATTTGAAGAAGCATTAGATACTTGGGTAACGGCATTAACTTCTTTAGCAGGTGCATTAGTTGCTGCTAATGTGTTTTCAGCTGATGTGGCCATCATCTGTTCACCTGTCGTAGGTTCTACTTTTTGAACAATTGCTTCGCCTTTACCAAATATGGCATCAATACCACCGTTGAAAATATCCTTAGCTTCTTCAATAAATGGTGCAGCTTTTGATTTAACATCATCAATAAATGGCTGAAGTGGTTCTATAGTCTTATCGACTAAATCCATCAGACCACTATCTTTATAAACCTGGCTGACTTTTTCACCAACCACATCGCCTACTTCTTTAAACGCACCGCTGAAGCCATCAAATATTTTAGCAAATGGATTATTTACTTCAACAGCTGCTGCCAGCTTCTCGCCTGGATTTTCCACCTTATTCTTTAACGCCTTAATAAAGTCCTTCTGGCCAGATCTATGCGCGGCAAGCTTTTCTCGAAACGCTTTAAGCTCTGCCTCGTCTTGTATCTTCTTCTCCTCACCAAGTACATCCATCTTCTCTGTAAAGCTCGCCTTTTGGAATTCTTCAGGTGACGGCCTTTTAACTTCATCTAATTGTTCTGTCTGTGCTACCACATCATTTGATTTAGCTGCAGCGTTCTGTAAATCATTTATCTCTTTATCAAATTTTTCAACGTCAGCTTTATTTTGAGCTAATTGATCTTTAAAGTATTTTACATTCTCTTGCTGTCTTTTAACTGCTAATTCAGACTGATCTAATAAATGGTCTGGAGTATCCATAATATAATCAAGGTCTGAGGAATCAAACCCTCCGGCTTTCATCAGTTCATCAAGGTTCTTTTGCTCTTCTTTTACTATGTCAGCATTAGCATCAGCATCTAATTGTGCATTCATTTTATTTTGAGATGCTTCGCTTATAGCGTCTTCGACAGATTTTATAGCATCACTTTGAACACCTTCTAAGAACATTCGTTGCTGTTCGGCTGTCATGTCCGAATACGCCTCAGTTGTTTCTGCATTATTAGCTTCAAAGTTTTTAGCAGCGTCGTCGACAGCTGTTTGGTCATCGACCTCGTCTTTAACCTTTTGCTTTCTTTCTCTAAACTCTTTAGCCCTATCGGTCTTTAATCCGTCTGATATCGCATCAAATTTAGATGAATCTAATCCTAGCATCCAAGCTAGAGTTTTACCTAAGAAGCCTATAATTTTTCTTGGTATAAATGTTACAGCATTTACGATCATGGAAATAAAATCAGCGAATAACAAGAAGCTATATTTTAAAGCATCTAATATAGATTCAAAACCCATTTTTTCTTTAATGAATTTTAAGCCTAAGGCTAATCCGCCAAGTATTGCAGCAATTGCTAGTACTGGTACAAGTATAGGTCCAAGTGCAGCTAACATTGGAGCCATTGCTAATTTCATAGCAGCAAATCCAGCAACCAAACTAGGTATTAGGGTAAACTTCATGAATGTTCCGAATACCCCGAATGCTGTACTTAAAAAGCTAAATGCTTTAAGGAATCCAGCACCAACAGCTGAAGCCGCACCTTTTAGCGTCGACACTACAGTCGGTATAAACGTTGTTACCATAAACCCTTTAAATAATATAAAGGCAGATTTTAATCCATTAAATATTTTCATAAACGCAGTGCCCACAGAACTGGCTGCACTTCGAAGCGTAGTGATAGTATTGGGAATAAATTGTGACTTCATGAACACAGCAAATGTTTTGAATGCTCTTACGATTTTAGGAAAGTTTTTAACTAAAAGGAATACACCTTTAAGGATTTTTGGTAATTTAAAGAATGCTATAACGGCGAATACTTTCATTATGGAAGAAAAGTTATCCTTAATTGCCGTTGCAATTTTAGCAGGATCTAGTGTAAGAATAGCACCTATAACCTCGAATATATCACCAAAGATTTCCATTACCATCTTGACGCCTTTGATAAAGGTCTCAGGATCAAGTGCTAACAACGCAAGTGCGCCAAGTCCAGCAAGGAAGCCACCCGTCTCTTTTAGTTTGCCTAAACCCTTATCGAAGGAGTTAGACATTTTCATTAAGAGTGAGTTAGCTTCTTCTTGCTTTTTTACAGCCTCTCGTCTATCCTCCTCAGACTGAATACCTTTGCTCAGAGCTTCCACTTGCTCTTGTGATGTTTTTAATAATTCTTGGTCAAATGGTAAACCAGCTTCTTGTAGTGCTACCTGGTCATCCATTATTTTTTGCAGTCGCCCAAACTCTTCTTTTAAAAGGGCAGAGTTAGTATCAGCACTTAACCCAAAGGTGCCTTCTAGTTTTTTAATCCTATTACCAACGTCTACATTCAAGTTAGCTGAGTTAACAATATTCTTGTTCTGCGTTTGCATTTCCTTCAGCATTTGCTCGAATGTGCGTTGTGCTTCTTGACTGTCGTCGGCTGCCATTTAACTAATCCTTAAATTTGCTATCGATCCAACATTTGCCATAATAAAGGATACCTAGCCAGATAGAGAATAATACTCCATCAAAGTAAGATAATGAGTTCCACGCTTCTACCGGATCCATTTATTTCTTTTTCCCAAAGTTTTGTGTACCAAAAAACGCTGCCACGATACCAGCAACAGCTACAAAATAAGTAGGTGCCATATCGCCAAGTGTTTTCTGTGCCTGATCTAAACCAGCTAATGATGCAATAACAACAGCGAATGGATATAGCAATAAGCCACCTAGTGCGAACCAGGTCATATTGCGTTGTGCATCTCGCATCGCATCTGCATCTTCTAACTCTTTACGTCTAAACTCGAGGTATAACGCCTCTTCTTCCTTTGACACTTTACCATCTCCATTTGTATCTGCTGGGTGAAAAGCTTCTTTTACTTCTTCCGTCATCGTTTCATTTTCCTATTCTGTTCAGCTACCCTTTCATTTTCTTCTCTGATCCATTGCTGTAGGAGTGCTACATATATCTCCCTTTCCCATGGTATCATATTATCTAATTCAGTTAAGCTATATTTGTGATGCTGCATCATTGCAAAATTAGTTTTATAATGATTCACCAATGTATCATGTGAAAGGGCTAGATAAAAAAACTTTGTATACCTTTCAGTTGAATTTCGTTTGCATGTCCACACTTAATACAATTATAATTTACTGTATATGCTAATGTTGGTATATTTCCAAAATACTCTGTGATAGCTGTAAATTGAGCCGCGTTTAAACCATCAAGGAATGATTCAATTTCTTTATCCGATTGGTCTTTAACGTCCCATACATTATCATCGTCGAATATAGACTTAATGCACGATTTAATTAGCTTCATTGTAATAGCTACTTGTTCTTCCGTGGTAAAATCTTCTTCGCTATAGTCCATTCCAGATATTAAATCAAGTGAAGGATAATCGAACTCTATCCCAACGGTGTCTGTCATCATTACAGTCCTGTTGTCTGTTATACCTTCAGTTTTAACATCATCTAGGTTTATTTCCTGTGGCGTCATTGCTCCACATTCAGAACATTTTAAATTAACATTTACTTTTTCGCCGACCGATTTAGATCTTAGTCTTAAGAATAATTCTTCTAAGTCAAAATTGGTAAGTCTATCAACATCTATATCGTCAAATACGCATGCTGTTAAAATGTCCTTCAAACCTTTTATCATTAATTTAGGATCCTTCGATTCCATTGCAACCATAAGGATCTTTTCTTCTTTAACCAGGAAAGGTCTAAATTCGATTTCCTGGCCTGTACTTGGTACTGTTGTTGAATACCGGGTACTATTCAGCGTTGGCAAAGCCATAATTTACTACTCCTATCATTTCAATATAATTTAAATTTTTCTACCTAAACCACCAATTAACTTTTTATTACTTCCTGTTACCTTGGAAGGTAATTTATCTTTAATACTTTCCAATTTTGACTTAACGTCATTCGGTACCATTGAGCTAATTCTAGATTTTGTACTACTAACTGGTCCTTCCACTACATATTTATCATACGCTATGGATACTGTTAATCGCGAAAACTCTTCATCAGCGTTACTTAGAGCAATCATGTTAATATCGATTGGATATGCCCTTTCAAGTTTTACGCCATATATTGGAAAGTTTTCTTGATCTAATGCTTGAATTACGATATCAGCGGTATAATCGTCCTTATAGCCAATATCATAATTATCAACATCTATTACTGTCGACATCCACGTGTCAAATAATGTTTTCATATAATAATCGTTAGTTAATATGAAATGCATTGTGACGTCGCCATCGATGTGTGTATATGGAAACTTATTACTTTGTCTATCTGACTGATAATCAAGTGTAGAGATTGAACGTGGTGGTAATTCTACCTGATCACACAGAATTGATATGTCTCTTCCATCATATACGAAATCTTTTACTCCAACATTGCGACCTGTTGCTAAGGAACCTACTACAGTTTCCCTATCAATATTAACTAAATTTTGATTCGGGGGCGTAAACGATACAGCAAATTTATTATTTTTAGCTAAGCCTTTCTTTTTAGAGATGACCGCTTTTAAATCGTCTATAGTGTTCATCCTTTCCTCGCAATGCTAATTGAATCTTTCCACACTTTACTCTTACCAGACTTCTTAAATTGTTCGGTTGGTAAGAATATGGCTATTTCCCATTCTGTCATTGGTACTCTTACAATCTTTGATTGAACATGCTCATTTAAATAACTTTTAAAGCATGGTCTAAATTCTTTATATTTTTTAGTCGAAGAGATTAAATCATATTTTAGTTTCATTAATCGCGACTTATCACCTACCTTATTGGGGCCTAGTTTCATTAATCGATCTAAAAATTCAGCCCTTATATCAGGTCTTAAATAATGTAGATTCAAACCCTGGAAGCCAGTTTTAGTTGGCTCTAACATAATCGTTAAAGGGAACCTATCGTAATACGGCAAGGTCTTCTTATGTTTAGGATCATAAAAGTACATAAACATATTGCCATAAAGCATTTTAGATGTAGGTTCTAAGGCGTCATCTTTTAATAATGCTCTACGGTTAGGTGTCTGCATCTTTTCTATATTATCCTGAAACCATTTTTGAGACTCTTGAGTCCGTGCTGTGATTCCAGATCTAAACGCATTTGCTTGTAGTGTATCAAATAGTGAAGCCATATAACTATTTATATCAACTCTTCAATAGTTTTATGCCTAAATTCTTTAATGTGTCTTCCGTCCATATCTGAAACTTCCAACCTTTGTGTTTAGCATATTGATCAGCCGCGGTCCACTTAGATGTATTCTTAGCGTAGGTCATTACCTCACGAATATATCTTTTCGTTTTACGCGATGATTCTTTAGGAGCAACTGTTTCTTTCTTAGGTTTAATTTCTACAAGTATAATTTCTCTATTGTCTAGCTCAACCAGAAGATCGACAAAGTAACGATGTAGTTTACCATCAGTCTTACACTTGTATGGTATAACGATCTCCTCGCTATTCCACTTTTTAACTCTCGGATTGTTTTCACACCATTTAAATGCTTGTCTTTCCCATAGCGATCGATAGACTACCTTTGTAGGATCGCCAAGGTATTTCCTAGTATTCTTAATTTGGTATTTTCCCTTATAAGCCATAATTTATCTTTCCATTCATTATAAATAAGATTATATTAAATAGTTATTTATAAGAGGAAAAAGTAACATGATACTTACATTTCCAAAGACTCTGGCAGCCGATGTTACACAAGGTGGTGCTCACGTCTCTTTTGAGATCATAGGAAAGGGCGTCGAGGTAAGTGCTCATAAAATTCACCTGTATATTCCACAAGGCTTTGCTTTAGGCGATGGTGCTAACTTTGGTAACATTGATCTAGGAGTAATTAATGCTATACAGAAAAATATGGCTGCTGGGGAATCAGGTAAAAGCGCTGACGTTCAAGATGCTGAAGCATTGGCTATCGGTAAGGCTGTTATTGATAAGCTAGGTGTAGACGATAGTATAAATGCCGCGGCTAAAACCTTGGAACAAAAAGGTATCGCACTTAATAACCAAGCGACACTTACCTTC